CGAGAACCGCCTTAGCGGTGGATGAAGAATATTTAGTTGTTACCCGGCCCCAGGCCGCTCCAACGGAGTAGGGCCTGGAGCCGGAGCGCTACTGGACCAGGAAACCGCCAGCCGAAGGAACAGACTCGCTCGCCGTCTGCACAGCTTGCAGAGCCATGTTCACTTCGTCACCCATTGAGGGGTCGACCTCGTTGGCCTTCAAGAGCAGCCGACGGGCCTCGTTCCAGTCACCAGCTTCGTAGGCGGCGCGGGCCGCATGGATCAGCTCACGCCCGCTAAGGGGAGGTATAATTTCCGTCCCCGAGGCTGGCTCCGTCTGCTGCTCCGCCGAAGAGTTCGATTGGCCGGGTTGGCTGGGTCCAGTCTCTTGGGTACTGCCAGAAATCGAATTGGCAGTAGAGAGTTGGGCTAGAGACAACGCTTGGTCCGCTGAGGAGAGGTTCCCCGCAGTTAGGGCAGGCGATGGGAGGGACGATCCCATTTCCGGGGCTGAGGAGCCACTCTTGTCTGGCTTGCCTGCGGATGTCGAGGAGCTGATACCAACTGATGACAGGTCACTCCCTTCAGGAAGCTCTGGAAGCGGTGCACCGGCCTTCTGGTCAGCGATTGTGACGGTGTCCTCCGGCGCTACACCGGCCGCCTTCTGGGCTGCCACCGGCACCGGACCGTCGGTAGGCCACGCCTCCACTGGAGACTCAGTCGGAGCCAACGGCTGCGCATCGTGCCCCATGTTTACCGGGGCAAGCTGACGAGGCTTGCCACTGGAGTCAGTCTTTGGCTGAAGAGTTGGGACGTGGTAATCCGGGAGCCCTTGCTGTGCGATCAGGGCTGTCTCCTTGGCAGCATCAGCATTGCTGATGAACATAGTCGTGATGTGCGGCATTACTCCTTGCCCCAATCTGAGGTTGTCTTGATTTTGGGTGACGGCGAAGTCGCAGTGGGATTGTCCCCGGAGGGCGGGGAACTAAGCTCCTCTGTCTTCGAGCCGACTGGCGAGCCTTCAGAGCCTCCCGCTGGCTGCCCCGACTCCGCCGCCACGTCTTGAGGGACGAAGCATTGCGGACACACGAGCACAGTCGGCGTTATGTTCATGCAGCCGCAGTGCGGGCAGTCCCACATGTCGCCCTCCTAGCTAACAGATGCTGAAGTGTCGATTGGCACGTACCATAGATACCACGTCACCGCTCCGGTGTCGGTGGCACTCGTGGTCCATGTGATAGCGTCGTTCGCCAGGAAGAAAGCGCCGAACAACGTCGGGATGTTGAAGTCGTTAGTGGTGGGCCATCCAGAGTTCAGGAAGGCCGGGCCGCGCGTGACCGTTAGCGCACCGCCAGCGGAGCTAGAAACAGTCGGGATAAGGAACGTCCCGGCTGCACTGCTTGTGACCGTCGTAGCCGTGGCCAGGCTGGTCGTGGTGCTGTTAGTGGTGCCAATAGCTAGGGTGGTAGCAACAGCCCCGAGGGCACCAGTAACGCGGCCTAGCAGCCCCGTAACAATGACCCCGCCACCAGCCACGGTGAATAGCGTTCCCGTGGCCGTAGCCGGGAGCGCCAGTGAAGACTTGATCACTGACGTCCCGGCCACGAGGATCTGGCGAGCCGACATTAGTCGTTCACCACTGTCGGGCCGCCCGTGCCCGCGCTGTAGTTGGTCTTCGGGTTGAGCGGAGACCATGCCAGCACCCACGCGAGCGTGCCCGTTGTTAGGGTTGCGTTCGTCGTGACGGTGATAATGCCGTCCTTGCATGTGAAGTGCCCGGCTGCCGCCGCAGAGACGGCCGTTGCCGAAACAGGTGCCGGAAGTGCTCCGCCGAGCGTGGGAGGCATGATGAACACGTCCCCCACTGCGCCAACCGTAGGAGAGGCAGGGGCAGCGGCAATTGCTGCCGGAGCAGATGACCCACCCGTCGGCGTGAAGCCGATGGTCAGGCTGTTAGCCCCGGACAGAATCACCGTTTCGACGGCGACCAGACCAAGGACCTCTATCTCACCCGTGACTGTGAAGAGGCTTTGGATTCCAGCCGAAGCAGGAAGAGCCTTGACGTTGACGGTGATCCGCCCAGTTTCCGGCTTGCCGTGCTGGGTCAGGTCACGGAGGTTAAAACCACGGACGCCAGCCATGGGTCAGCTCGCCAGGATCTCGAGGTTGGCCGGTGCCCGCTGCACGACAAGGTCGCCCATGATGATCTGAGCGATGCCGGAGCCGGTCATGGTCACCTTGAGGTAGTTGTACGGGTCCGAGAACTCCGACGTGAACACGTGGAAGCAGGACATGACGGCCGTGGTCAGGCCGCTGGTCGTGCCGTGCGTGTAGGTGGACAAGGCACCCGGAACCCCGCCAGGACCGCCCGTGAGATACGGCGCGTTGGCCAGGTTGTAGGTCATCTTGCTCCACGCCGCCGTACCGGCTGCACTGGTCGACCAGTACACGTTCTTGATGAAGTAACCCGCGTTGGAGAACGAGCCGCCGAACGTGCTGTCGTACGCGAGGGTCACGACCGCCGCCGCGCCAGTCACCACTACCTGCACGGTGCTTGCGCCACGGATCTTGAAGACTGCGTTTGTCGAGACGTTGGGGATAACGTTGTTGACGCGCCCCAGCGTTTCCATACCTGCCACTTGATACTCCTTCTGCCGGGGGTTTCAATGCCCGGCGGACTCGGCCCGCCCCCGACCCGCGTGCAGTGTTGGGCACGCGGGCCAGGTTCGGCCTAGGACCAGCTAGCGGGATGCCAACTGGACGAACGGGGTGAGGGTGTTCGAGGAGTTGTTGTGCGGGGTGATCGCCTGCTGGATCCAGGGGCGACCGTCGACACGCTCGATGACGCGGAACGCTGTCTTGTCGTTCTGGAACCTGTACTGCTCGCTCGAAGACGACTGCATCATCTGCCGGTCGCCGATGAGGTAGTAGGACAGGTCGACAAAGCTGATGTCGCCAGTCGTGCCCAGCGCCGGGGTCTTCTCCGTGAAGTAGACCGGGCGGCCGAGGATGGTGACCGGCGGCGTTGCCGCGCCGGGGTTGGTGTAGTTGCCCATCCAGACCGGGCCGCCACCGGTACCCACCGAAAGCGCCATGGTGGCCAGTTCCGGGAAGCAGTCGATAGAGCAGATCCATACCGCCGTGTTGAGCGCGGTGGGCAGCATGCGTGCGAACATCTGGACAACGTTCTCCCAGACGATCGTCTTGGTGGCCTGGCCGCTTGCGGCAGCCACCTGAACCGACGCCGGGCAGTTGATGAAGCCCAAAGGCTCGCCAACGCCAGTGCCGTTCATGAATGCGATGTCCTCGAACCACGCAATCGCGCGCGGGAAGATGCTGTCGAAGAACGCGCTGAACGCCGGAGCGTCAGCCAGCAACTCGTTCGGGACTTCTGCGTAGGCGGTCAGCTTCTTGGCGTCCAGAACGACGCGGCCGAAGGTGGCCTGAGACTCAACAAGCTGCGCGGCCTCTTCCGTCCAGTAGGCCACAACCCCGCCGAAGATGCTCGACACGTTGCTCGTGCTGTCGATCATTGGCAGGGGCACTCGCAGGCTGTCCATCGGGATGACCTGGGCGCGCGGCCGAACGACCGCCGTTTCCAGGGCAACCTCGAGGATGCCCGAGCGCAGGATCTCCGGGATCAGGAACCCGCCGTCAGCCGGAACTTCCGAGCCGTAGCTGTTCTGGATCTGGAGTGCCCGCTGGCGCTTGGCCAGGAGCGTCTGCGCATTCTTGAGGGTCTCGAACTTCGGCCAGACGGCCTGGAAGTACTCGGCGGTGTCCTCGAACTGAAGGTCGTTGCCAAGATCGTTCTCCATCTTGGCGCCGAAGCTCTTCTTGTTGTAGACAGCGCCCTTCCCGGTGCTGACGCGGAGGCCGCCCCGCCCGGTGCCGCCGAGACTGGTGCGCGCGTTCTGCTGGAAACGGTTGCCCCAGTTCTCAGGGCTGCCGCCGAAGCCGTTCGCCGTCATGATCTTGGCGAACTCCAGTTGCGTCTGCTCCTTGATCTGCTGCTGGAGTTCCGGGTCCTTGTCGACCTGGGTCCTGGCATAGACCTTGACGAAGTTCTTGAAAGCACCGTCCTCCGTCATGAGGGCCTTGACGTTGGCCGGGTCAGAGATGAAGTCCTCCAGCTCTTCGGCCCGCGTCGGAATTGCTACTGGCACTTCTTGCTCCCTTCGTGGCTCTAGAGCCGGATGATGGCCGCAAACCGCGCGGCTTCCTCGTCAGATATGGCGAGGGGGTCTGGGTTGTCGGTTGGCGTGGTTGAGTTCTGGATGACCGGCTCGTGGGAGTGGTCAGCCATAGGAGTGTCATGGTCTGTGTGCATGTCCCCTTCATGGCCCATGCCCGGAGTGTGCGTGTGATGGTGGTCCGCATCACCCTTGTGAATATGCGGATGTGCGTGGACGCCGTCATCGTGGTCGCCAGCCTCGAAGGCCGCGTGATCATGGGTGTGGGAGCCCGTCATTGGCTCATGCCGAGTCTGACGCTCACTCACATACGGCCGGGTGGCCGCATCCTGAATCTGATTGGTGATCTTGCCGGTTCGTGCGTCCAGGATGCCATCACACAGCCCCTCATCGAGGGCTTGCTGCGCGTTGTACCAAGTCTCAGTCTGCATCTTCTGCCGGAAGTAGCTGGCTTCCTTGCCGGTGCGATCCGCATAGATGCCTGCGATCGTATCGCTCTCCCGGTCCAGGGCTCCAGCCAGCGAGACGAGATCCTTGGCATTGCCGTAGGCTACGGCGTGTCCATCGTGGATCATCATGGATGCGATGCGGCTCATGTAGAGCTTGCCAGGGCTTGCAGACATCGCGATGAAACTGGCCGCACTAGCCGCGATGCCGTCGACAATCACCGTTACGTCCGGCCTGCGGCTGAGTGCGTTATAGATCGGCTTGGCCTGGAAGACCTCGCCTCCCTCACTGTTCAGCAGAAGCTCGATCGGGCCGCTAATGTCATCGAGTTCACTGATGAACTCTCCGGCGCTAGTGCTACCCGGCGCTCCGCCGATGGTGTTGAATAGGTGAACTTGAGTTGGTGCATCAACCCTATTCACGATCTTGTACCATGGCGTCTTGGCCGTGGCAAGGTTGTGGAACTTCTCCCGAAGCTCGTAGGGGTTCACGCGGTCACTTCCTTCCGGTGGCCGTTTCCGTTGGCATGGTGCATGTTTTCCAGCATCATCCGTCCGAAGGCTTCTGCCTCTGCATCGCTAATGCTTGGACGTCTGTCCCTCAGGTCGGCAGCGATGCTAGCCGCCCATCTGAGCGCTCTGTTGTCAAGCTCCCCCTCCGGGGATGTTGCCAGGCCAGACGTATAGCTCTGCGGCCCGGCAGCCGGTAGCGCAGACTGTGACGATCCCTGTGCCCCGCCTACGGCTGCAATTACCTTCATGGGTGGCAGCCCCACCACAGCCAGAACGTCTGCCGGATTGAAGACTCCGGTTCCAATGAGCTGAGCAGCAGCCGCGCTCTTAGCCGTAAGTTCGTCATTTGCTTCGTTGGAACTTGTGGGCGTTGGGTCCTGGAAGTCAAACTCATTGATCATATTGTCGTCATCGAACAGCGGCAAGAAGAACTCGTTCAGGATGTTCCTGGTACGCTCCAGCCTTGGAATCTCATGCCAGGCAACATGAACCTCTTCCGCCGTCTGCGCGTTGGCGCGGTTAACGTCGTCACTGTTGCCTAGCATGGCCTGGTGGATGCGGTACGCCTCGCGGATCTTATCCCGGCTAATCTTTGACAAGTCCGCGAACTGCATGTCGTTCATGGTCATGGTGTTGGGGATCCACTCGGCCCCCTGCTCCAGCACGCCCACGCGGTGCCCGCGTGCCACGCCCTGATGCTGTTGCCTCCACCTGGCTACGAACTCGTTGAACTCGTCATCGCTAAGCCGCTTGGCAAATTGGACAATGCCGCCGGGGGTAGCGCTATTGAGGAAGAAGTTCCTGGTCCACTCCGCCGTGTACTTTGACGAGTCAATGTCAGCTAGAACAGACTGAACTGCTGACAGACCTCGATACGGGTCTGCCGGGTCCGGGTACTTCATCTGGATGACTTCGTCAACCGTTAGCGGTA